ACCAAGGTATGGCTCCGTCTTGAGAAGGTCAATGTTTGCACGGGATTTTGCCACCTCTGAGATGAGGTACTTTGTGGTCACATCCAGTCCAGGCTGTACCAACACGTCAGCCAACCTTTTGATAGCCCGAGCAGGTGCAGTAGAAGTAACTATCTTATACCCATGCTCCGATCTTTTCTCCTTGGTTCTTAGACCAAGATATGGGTCGAATTTTCCCCTCCGGTGAGCGACACCTGGACCGTTCGGTCCCACTGATAGTCCTTTCACGCCTGGAAACACGTCTGGATAACTAGTGCAGCTGATACAGCCCTCGAATGGAGTATATGCTGTTACCCCGACGACGGTATTATCCCATTCTGCTTCCCAGATGCGGCGCATTTCTGTGATGTCAGCATAAATGGAGACAATCGTCGCTTCGCACCTCTGTAACTTGCTGAGTCTGCCTAACACCAACACCACCTCGGAGGCTCCGACATCCAGGATGGTTCCGACCGCATCTGGACCATCACGCCTGCGTGTAAGCTCTTGGATAGTGCGTGTTGCTGTGAACATTTTCCCAATCATCCTCTTAACCCCAGCAACTGACCATCCGAAAATATCTGAAGCGATTAATGGGTTGAATGGCCGGATGTTAATTAAAGCGATACGCAAGCCATTTTCGTAGTCATCAACAGAATCAGATAGTATAACTTTGATTGCCAGATTCTTGGTAACCGACTTGACACGTTGTAAACTCTCGTTATACATTGCCATCTCGACCGTAGTATGGGACACTATGGGGAGCGAATACGGATCATCAATGAGTGCTTCAGGTTTCGGGTGTTTGTCAAACCATTCCAGCGTCTTGATCCCATATATCAGCCTCCTCGTGATAGCGGAGTGACCTTGTAAAATCTTGAGACTAGCATAGTCTTTCGATAAGGGATCAGCCCCTCCTTTGTATAAGAAGGCCACGCATGGCAAAGCTGGAAGTCCACCGAGGGACCGTGGTAAGATGCAAAGAGCATAGACCATGGATAGGGTCATTTTGCCAAGAGTTACTTTACCTATAGACTGTGCTTCTGTCGGAATAGACACCTTCCAAGAAAGTAAATAGAGCGAGAAGTGGAAGAGCCACAGTGTGTATCCGTGTAAGGGATACTTGAGATATTCAGACGCTGCTAGACATTGACTCGATAGCCCGCTAGCCATGTTGGTCACAGTCGGGTAATCGTCAGAAGCATTTGGGAAAACCCGACTGAAGGCCTTACATGAGGTATAGTACGGTACACCCTCCACATAAACGTTTTTGCTATAACTCACGGTGTTCGTAGAGACTACACATTCATCGAGCTTAGCATCCTGGCCATAGCGCTCACTAGTGGTAACCACCGCCGTCAAGATCTCATCCGCCAGGTCCTGAATAACCTTGCTCTCGTCTGGACTCACGTTCCGAGGAATATAGAAGAGAAGAATCTGGTTGTCGCCTTGCCCGATCAGGTAGTATTTATACCCATAACAAGAAACTGCTAGGTCAACCATTGGGTAGGTGCAACATGTCCAAATCTTTTGACATAATCCTTCAATGCCGGCCTTGTGGTTGCACCATAAGAGGGAAGACTCTGGTATCGGAAGGGTAGGGTCATCCTGGGATGCCTCCTTGAGTCCATCTGGACAGCATTCCTGTGTGCGGACTAACATGACACACTGAACAAAGAAGTGATGTACAACGGTGTATAGGCCCGGGATTCCACACATTTGCTCTATGGTTGAACCTATTGGGTCCACAGTTACTGCATCCCAATGGAGGTTCCAACTTGAAAAGTCGATTACGAGGAAGAGTCGTGCATAGGTGTCATCTAGGGCAACATCTGTAACTCGGTGGAAGAGTCCTTCTATCTCATCCTTGGACAGCGTCATCGTTTGGCAGGGAAGGTAGGGGAAGACAAACTCCGACAAGTTGGCCTCAGTTGCTGTAAAGAACATTCTCATCTCGAGGACAAGCATTCCAAACATGCGTGCTGCAGTCTTGAACTCCCTTTCCTTTGGATATAGGGATACAATGAACCAATCAAAAGGAATTTGCCCACTACAGACCTGCTGGACAATTTTAAAGACTGAGATTTCAGGTTGATTGAGCATCTCCAGGAGGAGTCTCTTGTGACTCTTGGGCGGGATTCTCTTATCCCATGTTGCAGCCATATTGGACCGGTAGAGCGATATTGCCTTATCATCAACCAAGTCAAGGAAGTTGATGTAGTAATCAAAATCGAAATGCTTCGCAAATCTGACATGTTGCCACTCCAGTTGGTCGTAACTCAAGAGTGAAATCTTGGTCTCATTGGTGTAGAAAAGATGATATAATTGGGTCTGCCGCCCTTCGTCAGAGAAGACAAGGGGGGGCCATTCTCCGTTCTTCCTGATATACCCTTCAGTGTACATATAGCAGAATCGCGACCGCAACTTGGCAACATCCACGGGACTGGTATTGACTACCTTGCGTGCCTCTTCCCTTACTTTGTCTCCCCCAATGGTCGGATCAACCAAGGGATGGCCAAACATCTTTTGAGTACCAAATACCTCCACACAATAATCGAGCCTATCTATCTTCCTCAGAACGGACGTGAGCTCATCGGCCAAGTATGGACTAGTCCCACCCAGATCTTTTTCTTTCTCTCTAATCACAGATGTCATCCTAGTGATCATGAAATCCTTCCCAAGGAGATTGTCAGACATCCCAGAAATCCAGCTAATTGTGAGGGCCTCTACTTGTTTTCCTATACCATACCCAGCATTTTGATAACGGACTAGACACTTGGTAAACCAATGGAAGATCTTACGGAATATATCTGGTAACTCCCTAGTTCCGTAGATCTGGTAAGCAGCCACGAGAGCATTGAAGCGTGAGTAATACATGTCCTTGAACATCAAGAGCTGGTCATAAGAAATCAGCCACGCTGTTTCATGTTCCGTAGGCACAATGAGGATTGTGGAACAATCCGAGTACCACGAAAAAAGCGGTGTGGACCCGGGCCGGACACGTGTGTCTGATCGTGACCACCGGGTAGAGATAACGTCTACCATCTTCTTGAGTGTAATCATCCTGGACCACTCGGGAATGGCATTTCGACTAGCGATGTCAATACGATGAAGTGAATGCTCGGCTCCATGCGGTAGACCCCACTGGGTAAGACCACCATTAAACATTTCAGTGATACGCTCTGCAATGGCGGCTGCATTACTGATAATGTCTGTACCAACATTGGTTGGCAATAGTGAGTCCATGAAGTAATAGTCGCCGGGGTTCATGATGTCGATGTCACGGTCTCCAATCCGTTGAAGGTATTGGTTAGCTGTACGCTGCTCATGTTGGGGGAATGGGTAGGGTGGTAATTCACCGATTCGTGTGGCACAGAGATTGGAAAAGAATTTGTCACGACTATTGCTAATGATAGGAGAATTGAGAAACGTATTGAGAAAGCTAGACATGTTGGTATCGAATTGCCGGTTTATTCAAATGTCGTGTATTTCGTTATTGTGTCAAGGGGACCGGAATGGATGACACCTAGTGGTGAGACTAGAGTTCACTGATTAATTGTGTATTTAAACCACGGACATGGGGTCCAGGGAGCTGGTGTCAGTCGTCTTGCTCAGAATGTTCAAATTCCTCCAGTAGATCAGCGATCGAACCCATTGTCAGTGTCTTAGTTTCGAAGGTCCGGGCTAGGGCCACTCCAGTTGTACTTTTCTCCTGGACGTCCTGCTCCAAACGTGTCAGCTTGATAGACGTGTCCCTTGCTTCGTTGTAAAGGGATGTCACCATCTGGCGAGTGTCGATGAGTGTATCACGGATGTACTCAAAAGCCTGGAGTGTTCCAGAGTTGGATACACCCTTGATTTTAGGTGGTGTTAATCTATCCAGGTCTGTCTGTGACACTGACCCATTATCGGCTTTCTTCATGACGGCCCTCACCACATACGCAATTGACAAGAGCTCCTGGAATTGTGATGCTCTCAGCACCAGTTCACCTAGAGATGCCTCACTCTGGTCAGACATCTCTGCGATGGCATGCCTTGCAGTTTTGACAGATAGTTGGGTTTCCTTGGTGCTGCGTCTAACCGGGCGCTGGGTCGCTAGCCTTATTAAAGACATAACTAAGTCGTTGGTTGACCTTGGCTCCTTTGCTAACCGCTTGTTTTGGAAGGAGGATCTTTGGCTAGTGCAGGGTTCTCTCTTTAAGTACCACTGGTCGAAGGAGGCCAGGTGTGTCCTGTCGCAAAGTCGTGTACTAGTTTGTTAAAGTCGGTTCTTTCAAAGGGGAGGTGCACGCACAGTTAACCGTGAGTAAGTTCTGTCAAGTGGTGTGCTCCCTGGTGTTCCGGTCCCTCCGGAATAAACTCAGTGCATTCCTCATCTCAGGTGAAGTCTCACTGTCTTGCTCGGACAGGGTGTGACTATGGTTGAAGGTTGGACCGTAGTCTACAGTGTTCTTGTTGTTAGCGCCGTCGGTAGGAGGATCGGCTGTTGCCAGTGAAACGGTGTCGTCATCATCAGGTAGGTCTTCAATCTGGTGGAAGATACTCCTGAGCGGGGTTGAGGCATCTTCTAGTTCTGCGGTGTAATCTTTAACTTTGAGATCAATGATTGGACGATCAATGTCCTGACTCTCCAATGCTATGGAAAGAACCCCGCCTAAGGTGCTTTGGAGAGATGATGCCTCGTTAGTCAGGTGAGCAGTGAAGGACGCAGCTGCTCGAATCTTCTGAAGGATAAACGAGGTCATCTCGTCTGCCGAATGCCGGGAGAGATCAGCGACAGGAACACCAGGGTCTTCTGCACTTGCCCCAAATATTGTTCCTATCTTAAGGAGACCATGAAGTTGAACGTTCAGTGCACCGTCTACTGCTGCCAACAGGAGGAGACGGTTACTAGCGACAGTTCTCCATTCTGATGCAGAGGCCTGAGCAACATTAAGTTTCCTCAAGGTCTGTTGCAACATCTCCTTGTACCTGGATGCAGACATAATGCTCTAGACCAGTTTGGGGAATGAGACTAGCTTTTGGGAATCTTGTGAAGGGACTGGATCCAAATACAAGTACTGATTCTGGTGTTTTCAGGGTTTATTTGAATAACAAATAGATCTTAGGAAATCACTGTAGCAATAAACATAGGGACCCTCACCGAACGGGTCCAAGTAGTCACTAGCTTGGGTCAGGGGAGAAAGAAAAAAAATGCAGATTAACTACTCATTATATGGCAAGAATCATCGTAGGTCTTAACTCCCTATTCCCCCAATCCAATGTCCACGGGTTCCCCACCAACCCCAACCTCTTCGAGTTCCTCTGCTTCAAAGCCATACCTCTGTTCAAGTTCAGTTAGTCTCCCCTCTCTGATTCTATTCCTCCTTTCACGTTCCTCCATAAATGCCTCGACAATAGCAACATAGGCATTTGAGCGGTAGAACTTCTTGATATCTTCTCCAATTTCCTCAGCCACCTCAAGGGCGCATGCGACCAATGGCTCAAGTTCCTTGCGAGGAAAGATTGGTGACTTATCTCCGTAGATCAGCTTGACGTAAGGACGCAGAACAGGGTCTACTTTGATAAGTGCGTTAACACTATCCTTGTAGATCCCGAGGGGAGTCCGGAGAACCGGGATTTCTGTCACCCAGTCATAAGCTTGCAGGAAATTCATGGTGATCTTTGCATGATTCATTCCACTCCACTGAAGAAGGTGCATGGTAGTATATACTAGGTCCTGACCAAAGTTGGTATCAGACTGGGCATACTGAGCAAACTCTGTAACAACCACCGCTCGGAAACCAGAAAGCTCTGCCCAGGCACTGTTGATAGGGACATGGCTCTCGTCACTCAGACGAAGATCCCCATCCAGAAATGCAATTGGCTGATGGATATGAGCCTTTCTCTTAATCGCATCTGGTCGCGCCCCAGACAGTGCAGAGTGATCGTCCCCTTCCACACGCTTACCCATGATGAACAGAACTATGGAGTAATGTCCGATAATCACCTTGAGCGCCCATTGCTTGTTGGCGGTGCTCCATTCTAAAGAAGGATTGATAGCTGGAAGACCAGGGATTACCGCGGCAGGAGCCATCCTAGCTACAATGTCTGTGGTTTTCGCGTCGTCTTGTGCCTCCAATGCCTCCTTAAACTCCTGGTAAAGATCTGTGATGGCTTTAACCTGGGCATCGGTGAGCTGGGAGATAGTGAAGACATTCGCCGACAGCTTGGATTGGAAGCCAGGGAACAATGCAACAGTATAAACTGCCACATATGCCTTCCAGGCATTGAGTGAAGTGCTCTCGGATGTTCCGCTACACATGATCATGAATAAGAAGGCTCGTCGGGTGTCATCAGAGGCAGCAGGAGGAAGAACAGGAACAACGATCTTCTCGGTAAGGCCAACAGCCATCAAACCCCCTTTTCTAGCCTTAGGCTGGACAGCCGAAGCAGTGAAAACGCCTGATTTAAGAATAGCCTCCATATCTTGGTCCTCAGAACAAATCTTGTAATTAACGGTAGCACAATCAGATAGTTTTGCTAGGTACTTGGAGACTTTGACAGGGAATATCAGTTTATTAAAATGAGATCTGGTGATTTCAGTTAGGTTATGTCGGAATTGAGGAAGTGGCTTGCTCACGGGGCTGCTCTGTCAGAGGGTTACTCAATCTCGTCTTGGAGGATCCTAGACTTAACGTCGCTTGGAACGTCTTTGCTCCTGTTTTTTGGGTCAGCCGGAGGGGCCTGGACAGTGGCTTTAGACGAGCCTCTTTTATCCTTTACTGAGGGATTAGCTGTTTTGGTCGGTTGTCTAGCAGGTAGCTTAGGGGCGTGAACCCCTAGTTCCAGGACGGCGGCTGTTAGAGACGCAACGTCTCTGTTGAGCGATGTTAAGGATATCTGGAGAGACGTATTGCTCTTCTTGAGCATTTCCACTTCTTCACGGGTCTTGGCCAATTCTCCGGATAAGTCACTAACCGTATCACTCAGAGTGGAGGTTATAGTATTGATCTCCTCTATCTCTGCAGAAGACAACACTTCTGCACCCGGTGGGGGTAACACACTCGAGGATTCCTCTGTGTCGGTCAGAAGAACACCACCAGCTTTCTCTTGAGCCGCAACCGGCAACTTGGTGTCTGGACGGAGGAGAGGTGCCTTCTTGGGACCTCCCTGCTTCTGAGCCCATAGCCTCTGCTTCTCCCTCCATGCAGCCTTCTTCCTTTCTTTAGCGCTCACATCCTTGGCTCCTGCACTCCCACCCTCCTGTCTAGGCCTTAGTTCGCCACCGTCAGTGCCTAGCTTCAAAGCCAGGTCTGCTGCCTGAGCAGCCATAGTCTCAACGTCTATCTCGGGCAGGGTCGAGAAAGCTGACCCCAGCGCAGAGTCCGTTGGTGGAGGTGCAGACATGGTACAGGACTGTCTGAGTAGGAACACCCGGTGAACAGTTGGTTAGGCAATTGGTTAGGCGGGGTTCTTAAACCTGATTCTTGTTACTTCCTGTGACGGAC